ATGCGGCCTCAGGGAGATCTGACGCCGGACGGATCGGTGCAGTCGTTGATCGCCAGCTCAAGTATCAGGTCGATACAGCCGATATCGACCCGGCAGCAAAACCACACGCCGCCACGCCGCCGATCGATGTCAGAGCTCGAAGAGCGCCCAAGCCTCGGCCGACCGACAATTCAACCACCCCCATCTATGTACATAACACAGCGAACCGTTGACATGCTCCTGCTTCTGGCACCAATAGCCCTAGGCTTCCTCAGCACGTTTCTCGTGCGCCGACGCTATGGAGAGCTCGCTTGGGAGCCCGTTTTGGACCAGCGAGTGAACTGCTATAAATGGCTCGTCATCACCATCCTGGTTATTGCGTACATTGCGGCAGACAGGGCGTATAGCGCCTCGATGCCGGCGGGTTGCGATGGATTTGTGTGCACACAATTCTACCCGTCGAATGGGTATCGCATCTCCGTAAATGAGAAGCACCTATTCCTGTTTCTCACCACAGCGGGCGCAGGATACTTCTACGGACGGCTTTCGAAGTACTTCACGCCGATTCAAACCGGCACGCCCGGGTACTTGTTGAAAGTGGCCGCACATGGCAAGGGCGAGCACTCGCCACACCTAGAAATCTCTTGGCGCGTTCGCCGGCAACAGCTGAAGGCAGATCCTGATGTTCGACGAAAACTGGAGCTGGAGGGATTTCGCATTTGGATGCGATGCCTAGGCTCGTGGGTAAGCACTCTGGAGACTGGATCTACAGTGGAGTTTATCAGTCCCATACTGATTGGCAGGGATCCTTCAACACTAGCCAGATGGATTTCTCGAAGAAGATCCATTCACAGCGTAACTCCCATTACAGTAAGGGGCGGCTGGTGCGAGGGGTTTCTGTACAACATCAAGGTGAACCAGCGGATCTCATTTCGGCCCGTCGTACTCGAGGGAATTCGATTCAAGGTCGCTTAGTCGCAATCTCATCGAGCCAATAACCAAACTGGCACTCATTCACTGAGAGATCCAGAATGAACTAACATCAAGGGCAGGGGCTTCGGCACATCACATGAACCTCGTTCCTGACCAGCCATCCATTCAAGGAGGAGATGAAACATGGCACAGTACAAGTACGAAAAGTACCTGAATCAGAGCAACAATACGGCCTACGACAGCCTGCATAAGCCCGGCGAAAACTGCCCCAACTCGGGAATATATCGCTGCGAATCGTGCGGAGATGAGATTGCCTCAAACAAGGGAAACTCATTCCCTCCGCAGAATCATCACCAACATCCACTTGGCAACGGCGGCATTTAATGGAGACTCATTGTATTCGCCCAGCAGCTGAAGAACTGATGCCTGCCGAGTCTCAAGCCCTCGGGCATTGACGTACGGCGCTTCGCCACTACAGCCACTGAGAAGACGCCCGGCCCCTCCGATCAACCAAGAGGAGCCGGCGCGTGCACCAGTGTGCAGGTCGTTGAAATCTGAAGCACCCAAGGCGCCAAGAATCGCCAGATTTCGCGCTCATTGAACCAGAGAGCCGTTGAAGATGTGTCCTGAATCCACAGATCGCCCTTGGCCACTCAGGCATCAAAGTCTCGAGACGCTCAGACTTGGAGCGCCTTGTGCTCAAGAGGTGCTCAGGGAGGCGCTCAAGCAACCTGGCAGAATCTAGGCCTCCGCGTCTCCTTATCGGCTGGAATTTCAACCATGCGCCTTCCTAAGAGTGGAATTGTCTGCAGCGATTCACATCGCGCCCAGAATTTCTGCCTCCAAAGGTCAAATTCCAGGGTTGGGAGGGCGGAAAAGTCTGCGATGTCGATCAGCCATTGCCACGCGGACCCAACAAAGGCCCAGATTCGGCGGATACGTGATTTCGCATAATGTATACAGCGTGAGCGCTCTCAAATCCTGAGACGGCAGCTTGCGCCTTGTGGGGCAGGGCGAAGCCAACAGCCAGACACAAGGCCATTGCGGTGGCGGCGAGCTTGCGCCAGACCGCCTTTTCTTCCCGGCTGATAGCTCGCGCCTCGCCGATTACGCCTAGTACGCGGGCAAGCGGCACGCCCGTTAGGCCTGCCAGAGTTGCGCAAACCACGGCATCTGGGTGCGAAACGCCCTTTCGATAGTTGCTAATCGCAGACGGCCGCACGCCGAGGCGGGGCGCTAAGTCCTTGTCGTAGCTAACGCCACACGCCTCTTTCGCCTGGTCGAGCAGGGAATTGACGTCCATTTGATCCAAGGCCCTTGATTTTTGGAATTCAAGGGTATTGAATCACAGCCGCGATCCAAGGGCCTTGGATTGCGCCCGCCATCGGCACCCCAAGGCCGCTGGCGGGCTCCCTTGGGGGTTTGGGGCAGGGGTGATGTATCAATGGAGCACACCGATGTGACTACTTCCCGGCGCGCCAGTTCAGTCGCCAAGCAGCGCTCGATCTTCCTCCTCGATGCGCGCCCTCAGGCGCTCAATGAGGTCTCGAGCTGGAGCAGCATCCTTCTGAAGCTCATCCGGGATTCCAGTCAGCTCATTTGCCAGTCGATCCAGAAGGTCCTCGAACTCCCTTGCCAACACAATCAAATCAAACCCTCTCGAATCACCTTCGCTTTTGGATTCCTCAATGATGAGCGAAAGCAAGCTCCTGCACCGATCAGCGTAGTACGTGGCTGCGCCAAGTCGCTTGAGCCCATCGATTCCAATCGGCACCGAGATATTCCTGTCCCAAGTTATGTCAGAGAGGGCATCCTTCATCGGCGCGAGATAGAACGCTTCAAACCCGTACGGAAGTCGCCTTTCGTGCTGCCCAATCTCTATCGCGCGAGCCAACATATCGCGGAAGCTTCGGACCCTGCCTGCTACGGAAGTGGCGGTGTAGGAAATAGCGGCGTACTGAGCAAGTACCGAGGAAAGCTCTGCCATTCTCGCTTCGCGCCGCTCATGGATCTTGATCCCCAGCTCTCTCGCCGAGTACATGATCGCCCCAACTCCAATCATCCAGGTGCCAGCAGCAGCCCACCAATCGGCATCGCTTCCAGCCTCGTAGCATTTGTTAGGAATAGTACTGCCGACATACAGATAGGCGGACAAGGAAATCCCGAAAAGGAACGTCAGCAACGATACGATCGTTGCGGTCCCGACCGACACCATCTCCCTGAGTTGGAGTGCCATGCCTTTCCCATCTCCATCCATGCAATTGGGGGGATTCTGGCATGACCGAGCCCCTTCTTGCCTTTGCGCTGCTCGGCGCCATTTCGGCCATCTCCATCGGTGCCGCTCGCATCGTTTCGTGGTACCTCGACCGTCGCGGGGAGCCTGCCCGTCGTAGCGCACGCGAAGCGGCCTTTGAAGCCGAGGCACGCGCCGAACTGGCCGCCACAGGCTGGACCGCTGAGGAAGAAGCCGCGTTCCAGGCAGTGCGATCGCAGCAAGGCAAGCATTTGCGCGCACTTCGCCCGGAATTCCGGCAACTGATTGAGGAGACTCACCGTGCGTAAGTTCGATTGGTGGGGTCTTCCGTTCGTCCTCTTCATGGTCTGCGGGGCGGCGCTTGGCTTCTGGATTGGCACCGCGTTCGCTGCTGACTGGAACGCAGTCGCTGCCGAGCGCGGCGAAATTCGCAATGCCTGCATCGCCGGTAACGACCGCGCCTGCCGCATGTACGAGGTCGAATATGGCCGCTGATCAGGTCTGCGAGTTCTTCCGCGATCCCTTTGTTGTCGCCCTCATCGGCGGTGCGCTGCTTACCGGTCTGTATTGGTCGCTGGTGTTCGTACTGCGTGGAAAGGGGGCAGGCAATGGCCGTTGATCGCGCTCGTTTCAGGATGGCTGTAGAGGGCGGGGTAGGGGGCTTTTCCCCGCTTTCGCCCGGTGAAAAGGGGCAGCGGGCGGCGGCGGAGATTGGCCCGGGGAGTAACACGGGCCAAAAGGGTCAGCAGGACGCAATTATCGACTACCTGACCATTGTGGTCCCGCTCTCTGTCCTTGAGGAAGTGAACTGCAAGAAGCTCGACCTCTTGCTGTTCCGCATCTTCGGTTTCCGTGGCGAAGTTGTTGCCGGTGCGATTCGTGAGAAGAACTGGAACTTCTACGAGCAGTCGGCGGTGCTGATCGACCGGGAAAACGAGGTGGTTGGTCGTGTTGGCATCGGTGGCAAGAAAAGCACCGTATGCCTGAGCCTCACCGGGATGGGTTGCAAATGGATTCGTGACTGGGCGCGCGTCTACAAGCAGTGCTCCATGCTCGACGCCAAGATTACCCGTGTTGACTGCGCGCACGACGACTACGAAGGCGAACGCCTGGACGTGCATGCGCTCCGCGAGGTTGCCGCGCAAGGTGGCTTCACCGAAGGCGGCTGCCCGCCGCGTCATCGCTTCATCTCCGATGAAGGCCACAACACCGGCTGCACGCTGTACGTCGGCGGCAAAGGCCACAAGGAACTGTGCGTGTACGAGAAGGGCAAGGCCGAGGGCCTGCCGTCCTCGCGCTGGGTGCGCGCCGAAGTCCGCCTGTACGGCAAGCACATGGAAATCCCGCTGGATGTGCTGTTGAACCCGGGCGCGTACCTGCGCGGCTCGTACAGCGCATTGCATGACCTCATCAAGGGCGTGTGCACGCGACTGCGCACGATCCGCAAGCATGTCGAAGTATCTGCCGAGGCGATGGTGCTCTGGATGGAGCGTCAGGTAGGCCCGGCCCTCAGTGTTCTGCGCGGAGCGTTCGGAGATTCATGGTCCGACTTCTGCGAGGCCCGCATCGTCCGTGACGGTCACCCCGGACGTTTTCGCGGTATTGCCAAGGGTGACGCACTCCATCGTTTCGTGAGGGAAGAACTATGCCCATCTGCCGCGTGAAGTCCGCTGCCGTCGAAGAGCGGCACAACAGCAAGACCAACACCATCAATCGTTCGCAGACCGCTGGCCTCGACCTGGGCAACGGCTTCGAACTGCCGTTCCGCGTCGGCCTCGGCCAGCGTCCGCCGTACCCGGCTGGCGAGTACGACATTGATCCGCAGTCCTTCGGACTGAGCGACTACGGTGATCTGGTGCTGAAGCGCTACGTGGACTTGATCCCCATCGGGTTCAAGGCTGCGCCGGCCGCATCGAAGACCTAAGTCATGAGCCTCTGCGTTGCTTTAGGGGAGAACGGAACGCTGATCCCAACCGGTCAGCCCGTCGATCAGTGCACGGGGTATGTGCTGATGAGCAGCGCAGAGGCTTCCTCTGTCGCCATGTTCGCCGAGGCGTTCAAGGTGCCGGACAAAGACGTACTCGCAGGATGGGCATCGGGGCCGTTCATTCTGATCATGACCTTGTACTTGGCTGCGCACATCGGTGGCCGTGTTGCAGCTGTGTTCGACAAATCGTAGGCCGCCATCAACTCAATCAATGAAAGGGGATTTACATGGATTTCGAATCGATTCTGACCGGCCTGTCGGTCGCTGCCGCGCTGACCGCCATCGGTGGTGGTCTGGCCCTGATCGCCGTGGTCGGCTTCTCCCTGTGGGGTGGCCGCAAGGTGGCGGGTCTGTTCGGTAAGTCGTAAGCCGAGCAGTGATGGGGTAGGGGAGGCCATGCCTCCCCTTTCTATTTCAGGGGAGCGATATGGACTATCAGATGATCATCGGCGGCCTGCAGGTCGGCATGGTGGCTCTTGCAGTGTTGGGCGGCTGCGCCGTCATTGCGCAGTTGAAGTTCGGCCTGTGGGCGGGCCCGAAGGTGGCGCGACTGTTCCTAATGCGGGGCGGCAAATGATCCTTTGCCTATTCGCCGGATTCATCAGCGGGCTGTGCGGCATCGCTGTCGTGATGGGGATTCGCGGGTGATTCGTCGCCTCAGCCATTTCGGAGTTGCCGCATGCCTCCTGCTTGCGCCCGGCATCGCCCAGGCGGCGGCGTTTCAGGATCAAGGTGCGGCGTATACGAAGTGCATGGCCGATATCGCGACTGGGCCGAGCTACTGGCAACCCATGCGCTGCAATGAGTCCCCCAGCAACGACGGCTCCGGCTGGTACGACGCATGGGATCGTACCGGCCGCAGCGTGGGCTGGGGCCTCTACAGCTGGCCTAAGGCGACCAGCTGCAAGACGCGGGGAGATGAAATGGGCTGGCAGGGTGGCGAGACGGCTGCAACCGTCAACGTCTGTCACACCGGCTGCATGTACAGCAGCAGCCTTGATCCATCGAGCCCGTCGGGCTTCACGTATTACCCAACCGGTGGCTCTTGCACTGAAAGCGACGCCCCTGCGCCGACGCCCGCCGGTGATGGTGGCGATCCCGGTGGTGGTGATGGCGGCGGTACTGACCCGGGAGGTGGTGACGGTGGTGGCGACAACGGGGGCGGGGATGGCGGAGGCGGTACCGATCCCGGTGGCGGTGATGGTGGCGGCGGTACCGGGCCGGGGGATGGGGATGGTGGTGGCGACGACGGGGGAGGGGATGGTGGCGGTACTGGTCCCGGTCCGGGCCCAGGTCCCGGCGAAGGTGATGGCGATGGTCCGGGGCAACCCGGGGGCGACGGTGATGCGCTATATGAGTCGGAAGGCAAGACCGTCGAGAAGCTCTACGACGACTTCGCCGAGCGCGTCAGCAAGGCCCCGATCATTGACGCTACCAAGAGCTTTTTTGAGATCAGCGTCAGCGCCTCTTGCCCGATCTTCACTTTCCCGGCGACGGCATATTGGGACGCCATGACGTTCGACTTCCTGTGCAAGCCTGAGATCGTCGCCATCCTTCAGCTGCTGGGCTGGCTGCTGCTCGCGTTCGCCGCCTTCCACGCAATCAAGATCGCGCTCACATGATCAACCTAATCGCATTCGTGACGCTGCAAGCCGGGTGGCTCAACGATCTGACCGAGTACATCCGCAGGCAGGTGGAACGCCTGTGGACGGCCATCGTTGAGTTCTTCCGTGATCTTGTGCTGTACGCGATCGAACAAGTCCTGGACTTAGCCGCACATGCGCTGGAAAAGCTGCCCGTGCCTGAATTCATGACCGAGTACAAGCTTGGCACCCTGTTCGCAAACGCAGGGCCGACCATCGCGTGGTTCGTCAACATCTTCAAGATTCCCGAGTGCATGACCGTGGTATCGCTCGGGATCGTGTTCTTCATCACCCGTAAAATTCTGACCTTGGGGAAGTGGTGACATGCTAGTTTTCAACGAGGGCGTACCGCGCGCAGGCAAGAGCTACGATGCGGTCAAGAATCACATCCTGCCCACGCTAAAGAAGGGACGCCGGGTGTTCGCGCGCCTCAATGGCTTGCACCATGAGCGCATCGCCGAATACTTGAACATGCCCGTGGATGAGGTCCACAAGCTGCTGACGCTGGTAGAAACCAAGGACGTTGCAACGACGTTCGTCTGCTCCAGGCATCCGGAGACCGGTCAGTGGCGCATCCCCGATGAGTTCAAAGATGCACTGGTGGTGATTGATGAGGTGCACGAGTTCTACGTTGCACAGCGCAACCAGTTGCCGGAAGAAGTGGAGAACTTCTTTGCGCTGATCGGCCAGAACGGCGGCGACGTGCTGATCATGACGCAGTGGATCAACCGCGTGCATCAGGCGGTGAGGGCGCGTATCGAGCGCAAGAACGTCTTCCAGAAGCTCACCGCCGTAGGCCTGAAATCGCGCTACCGGGTCACGTATTACCACACCACCAGCCCGGGAAAATTCGAGGTCGTCGGTGGCAAGACGCTGAAGTACGATCCGGCCATCTATCCGCTGTATCACGGCTATGCGGTCGGCGCAGAGAATGCAGAGGTGTACGAGGAAGGCGGTACCAACATCTGGAAGCAGCTTGCGCCCAAGATCGCCATTGCTGCCGTGGGCCTTGTGGTTGGCATCTGGGCGTTCGGCGGCTACTTCATCAGGATGATGGGCGACGATGAGCCGGAAGCTGCTGTAGAAGCCCCGGCAGGCGCCAAGGCAACGCAGGGGCAGGGCGCCCATAAGCCCATCAGCACCGGTGCTGTGCCGGCCGCGGCCGTTGCAGTGCCCGCAGCCGATCCACTGGCCGGGATGACCGTCGAGCAGCGCTATGTGGCCGCCATGACGCAGGCGAATCGGATTCGGTTGGCCTTTACCGCCCAGTTCGGGGAGCGCTCGGTGGGAATGGTCGAATGGGTCGACGGCTCAGGGAACACCGTCGATCAGTTGACCTTTGATGCCCTCATTGCGATGGGCTACCGGCTGAGGGTTGCCGTATACGGGGTGCGCCTGACGGCGGGTTCGTTTGAAACGGTCGCAACAGCGTGGCCGAGGGAAGCACCCCGGCGCGAGGAAGAGCCAACGTTGTACCGCCTGGACAGTGACCGTGCTGCCGCTGATTCTGCGAGCGTAGCGAGTGGAAGCGGCGGCGGCGCGGGCGCGGTCATGGCGGCAAGAAGCGGGGGCACCATCGTGCGCGTAGGTGAGCGCCCCATGGGCACGTTCCCGGAATCCAAGCCCTACCCGCCGAGCTTCTGA